CTGAAGCGCGACGACGCCTACATCCCCGAGCAAATCGACAAGGTGCTGTCGACGTGGCCCACCGGCAACGCCAACCAGCTCGAAGAGTGGGAGGTCGACCTCCGCGACCTGTCGAAGGACCAGCAGAACAAGCCCAACCCGACCGGGCGCTTCCGCGTCCTGGAGCGCTGGGGCTACGTCAGCGGCGCCATGCTCAAGGCCACGGGCCTGCCGGTCGAGGACGAGAACATCGACTACGAGGCCCAGGTCTGGCAAGTCGGCAACGTCATCATCCGCATCGACATCAACCCGTTCGACAGCGGATCGCGGCCGTTCAAGCTCTTCTACTTCGACAAGGACGAGTCGAGCATCTGGGGCGAGGGCCTGCCGTCCATCCTCCGAGACACCGAGCGCGGCGCCAACACCTCTGTGCGCGCGATGGTCGACAACGCCGCCATGTCGGCCGTGCCGAACATCGAGGTCAACACCCGGCTGATGCCCGACGAGGTGGACCTCAACACGTTCACGGCGGGCCGCGTGTGGCACCGGGCTGGCAGCACGGCGGATGCCCAGTACCCAGCCGTCCGCATCCTGGAAATTCCCAACCAGACCGAGAAGTTCGCCGCGCTGCTGAAGCTCTTCATGGAGCTGGGCGACGAGGTGAGCACGGTGCCGCGCTTCACCTACGGGGGCACCGATGGCGCCAGCGTCAGCAAGACGGTGGGCGGCCTCTCGATGCTCATGGGCCAGGCGAACATCAGCCTGAAAGACCTGGCGAAGAACTGGGACGACGGCATCACCGAGCCCTTCATCGGCGACTGCTACGACTGGAACATGCAGTTCAACGACGACGCCGAGATCAAGGGCGATCACGAGGTGACGGCGCGCGGCAGCTCCTCCCTGGTGGCGAAGGAGATTCGGGCCAACGCCCTGGCCGGCTTCACGGCCGACCTGATCCAGATGGCGCCCAACCTCGCCAAGGTGCGCGACCTCTTCAGCGAGCGTGCGCGCAACCTGGACCTGGACCCCGACATGTTCCTGAAGACCGACGAGGAGGCTGACGCCGAGAACGTCGAGAAGCAGATGGGCATGGCCGCCATGCAGACGGTCGACACCCTCGCCAAGGCGATGGGCCTGCCGCCCGAGCAGCTCGTGCAGAACATCGACCAGATCATCCTGCAGATGCAGGCCGTCGCCCAGGAGGTGGGCGGCGCGCTCGATGCGGCCGGGATCGCGAGGGTTCCAGTCGGGCAGCAACCTGCGGCGCAGCCTGTGCCCCAGGGAGTGCCGGCATGAACCGGGAGACCATCGAAGCAGCCATCGCAGGAGCGGCCAGCAAGACGACCTATGTCGGGGCGGGCGCTGCCGGGATCGGCGCATGGGCCGCCTCGAACATCCTCTCGCTGCTCGGCGTCGTCATCGCCATCCTGGGCTACATCACCAACTGGTACTTCAGGCGCGAGCAGGACCGCCGCGAGAAGGCCAAGGACGACCGCGAGAAGGCCGAGCACGAGGCCCGCATGCGCAGCTACCAGCTCAACTTCGACCCACTGCCCAAGGGCAAGTCGGTGGGGGACGAGACGTGAGCAGAGCCCCGGCCAACACGATGAAGGTCACGGTCGCCATCGTCGCGGCCTGGATCGCCTACGAGGGCTTCACCGCAAGCCCCGTGATCCCGACGAAGGACGATGTGCCGACCATCGGCCACGGCTCCACCCAGTACGAGAGCGGCCAGCCGGTCAAGATGACCGACCCGCCGATCACCCGCCAGCGTGCGCGCGAGCTGGCCGTCAACCTGCTGGAGGACAAGTACGCCCGGTGCGTGCGCAACTCCCTGGGCGACACGCTCGTGCATCCCGTCGAGTGGGAGCAGGCCGTCGACTTCGCCGGCCAGTACGGCTGCTATCGCTGGGAGCAGTCGTCGATGCGTCGCGAGACCCAGGCCGGCAACTACGCCCAGGCGTGCGACGCCTACCTGCTGTACCGCTTCGCGGCCGGCTACGACTGCTCGACCCTGGTCAACGGCCAGCCGAACAAGCGCTGCTGGGGCGTGTGGGACCGGCAGCTCAAGCGCCACGCCGCATGCACGGGGGTCTCATGAACGAGAAGCTGATGGAGCAGAAGTGGATGATCGCGGTGTACCTGCTGATCGCCCCGACGCTGCTGCGGGTGTTCGGCCTCCTCACCGAGAGCGCGCTCATCACGGTGTGGCTCGTCGTCGCCAACGCCTTCTTCGTGGCTGATGTTGCGCAGCGCGTGCTGACGCGCGAGCCCACCGCGCCGCCCCCGGAGAAGACGGAGTGAGCACCGCGTGCGCCCTCTGTGGTGGCCTGGGCCACAACGCAAGCAAGTGCCCCTGGAGCAACCGAGAAAAACGTCCCTCGTCGAGCGCGAGCACGTCAATACTCTGGCCCACCAACCTACCGATGCGAGCATTCATGACCACGAACAAGCACCAGCGAGGCGGCCTAGAGCTGCTGATCGTGGTCGCGCTCGTGGTCGCGGCGCTCGCCGCCCTCGTTCTTTGGCAAGGGGCCGAGCTTCGCGAAGCGCGCAACAACCTGACGGTCGTGGAGCAGCGCGCAGCTCAAGCAGCTCAGTCCCTTGCCATTGAACGCCAGCAGCGCGACCTCGCGAATCGGGCGGTCGTCAACCTCACCAACCAGCTCGACGCTCAACAGGAGTCCGCCAGTGCAACGCTCGCCGCGCTTTCTCAAGCCCTTCATGGCCTTCCTGATGTTCGCCTGCCTGGCAGTGTTGGCCGGGTGCTTCGCAACGTCACCCCCGCCGCCGCCGCGCCCCGTGCTGCAGCCCCTGCCGCCCGAGCTGGCAAAGCCGCCCCGCAAGCCGATCCCGTTGAACGAGATCGAGCGCAAGCGGATGGAGACGAAGACAGCGTTTCGTGCGCGGCCGTCTCTGAATGGGGCGCAAAAAACATCGAGCTTGTGTTGAAGCCCAACGCGGTCCAGCTCGAAGCCGTCCAGGCGTTCTACGAGGAGCAGCGCGTGCTGCTGCTGCTCAACGACGTGGAGCTGCCGCGATGACCCCCTACGAGACCGCGCGCCGCGCCATGCACTCGACGGCGAACCTCACGTCGTTGCACGCCGTCCGCCGCGTGATCGAGGAGCGCGAGCGCGAGCTGATCGAGGAGATCGTCTCGGGCGGCAACGCTGCCGAGCTGCAAGCCAAGTTCCAGGAGCTTCGCCACATGCGCGACGCCCTATCCATGCCTGTCATCCGCCCCGGCGTGGTGACGAGCTGAAAGAGGTCAGGTGAAAACCCACGACCGCCCGCCGCAAGGCATCAACCGGATCGAGCCGCGCTGAGTCGCGACGATCTCTCGGAAGACAACAGTGACCACCCCTACGGAAGACGAATTCGACGCAGCCTTCAAGAAGAGCAACGCCACGGTGAGCGCTTCGCTCCACGAGGTAGCACTCCCCCAGGGCGACGATACTACCGATGGTAGTAACGAGCCGCTCGTTGACGGAGAGCCCGCCACCCTCCTGGACGCACCCGCAGCTCCCGCAGCCGCGCCTGCCCCTGCACCCGCAGCGGCAGCGCCTGCCCCTGAAGCCGCCGCACCGGCTCCCGCCGCCGCCACCCCCGCCCCGGCCCCCGCGCCAGCGGCTGACGACGACAACGATCCGGTCAAGCTCCGCGCCCGTCTTTCGACCGTCCAGGGAATGCTTCGCGCCAAGAGCGACGAGCTGGCCGCACTCAAGACAGCCCCCGCGCCTGCCCCTGCTGCACCGGCCCCCGCGCCAGCAGCGCCCGCAGAGCCGACCGCAGAGGACCGGGAAACCGCCGAGATTCTGCAGGAGCTGGAAGAGAGCGCGCCGACCGTCTACAAGGCCGTCAAGGCCCTGCTCAAAGCCGAGACCTCCAAGCTCGAACGCACCTTCGAGGATCGCGTTGAAGGGCGTGTCAAGGAGATCACCGGCCGCATCGCCCCCATCGAGGCGAAGCACAAAGAGCAGACCGATGACGAGCACTTCTCGGCCATCGCGAAGGTCCATTCCGATTGGACGGAAGTTGTCCAGTCGCCCGAGCTGATTGCTTGGGTGCAAACGCAACCGTCGTATGTGCAACGCGAGTTCGTGCGTATCTCGCAGGAAGGCACGGCAGCGGAGGTGATCGAGGTGCTGAACCAGTACCGAGCAGTTCACCCCGCAACGCCAGCAGCCCCCGCGCCCGCCGCACCAGCCCCGGCACCAGCGACACCCTCGGCCCAGGACGCCAAGCGCGAAGCGCAGAAGCGGGCACTCGGCACGCAGCCAGCTCGGAACGCGCCCGTCGCACCGAACGCCGCAGCAGCCAAGCCCAACGACTTCGACAGCGCCTTCGAGACGGTGGCCCGCCGAGCCGCCCCAGAACTCACTTGACCTCAACCTGAGAGAGAGCCATGACTACCTACGGTGATATTTCCCCCGCCGTCGCCGGGCACCACGCAGCCGAGCTGCTGACCCGCGCGATCCCCTACCTCATCCTCGAAAAGTTCGCGCAGACCAAGCCGCTGCCGAGCAACTCGACGAAGACGCTGATCTTCCGCCGCTACAACGCGCTGAGCAACACGCCCGTCGCGCTGACCGAAGGCGTGACCCCGGCCGGCAAGTCGCTGACCAAGACCGACGTGTCCGTCACGATGCAGCAGTACGGTGACTTCGTGGAGCTGACCGATCAGGTCGCCGACTTCCACGACGACCCCGTGCTCGTCGAAACCCAGTCGATCCTGGGCGAGCAAGCCGGCCAGCTCCTGGAGAAGGTCCGCTACAACGTGCTGAAGGCTGGCACCTCGGTGTTCTACGCCAACGGCTCGGCCCGCAACGCGGTCAACACCAAGATCACGACTGCCCTGCAGCGCAAGATCACGAAGACCCTGAAGCGCCAGAACGCAAAGCCGATCACCACGGTGCTGCGCTCGACCCCGGCCTACGAGACCCGCAACGTCAAGGCGTCGTACATCGGCATCGGCCACACCGATCTCGAAAACGACATCCGCGACATGACGGGCTTCAAGGCCGTCGAGACCTACGGCTCGATGTCCCCCTACGAGAACGAAGTCGGCTCCATCGAAGACGTGCGCTACCTCACGTCGACGATGTTCGACCCGTTCGCGGACGCGGGCGCCGCTGCCGGTGGCAACTTCGAGTCGACGACCGGCACGAACTGCGACGTGTACCCGGTGCTGTACCTGGCGAAGGACGCCTGGGCCTGCGTGCCGCTGAAGGGCAAGGCCGCGATCACGCCGACCATCGTGAACCCGAAGCCGGTGCAGGGCGACCCGCTCGGCCAGCGCGGCTCGGCCGGTTGGAAGGCGTACCACGCCTGCGTGATCCTGAACGACGCCTGGATGTCTCGCGGCGAAGTCGCCGTCACCAAGTAATTGGTGTCTGAAGGGGAGCCGCCCAGGCGGCTTTCCTTCGCCCCTTTCCCCTACCAATAGGAGTCTGAAATGACCAAGGCAGAACTGGTTGCACGCGCCGTGGCGCTGAGCCTCGGCGAAGAAGCCGCCCTGAAGAAGTTGAGCAACACCGACCTCGAATCGCTGCTCAAGGAAAACGATCCCGACTTCGGCAAGACCGCCCAAGGCGCCGACGAAACCGGCAAGGCCACCGGCAAGGGCGACGACCCGCGCACCGGCCGCAAGATCAAGTGCCGCATCGAAGCCAGCTCGGACCCGGATGGCAAGTTCCCGGTCTACGGCTCGGTGAACGGCTACAACTTCGAGGCCCCGCGTGGCAAGGACATCGAGCTGGACGAAGGCTTCGTGCGTCATCTGCGCGGCCTGACCATCACCGACTTCGAGGCCGTGCTGACCGGCGACGGCCGCCCCACGGGCGACTACAACGAAGTGCATCGCGCCCGCTTCAACGTCGTCGAGCTGTAAACGGCGATGGTCCCCTCGCAAGCGATCACGGGCGCACGGGTCATCCTGAATGACCCGGCCGGTGTCACTCCTCGCTGGAGTGACGCGACCCTTCTCCAGTATTTCAACGACTGGACGAAGGCGCTCGCCATCGCGCGAGGGGAGCTGTTCGTCGAGGTGGCCGACGTGACGCTCGTTCCTGGTGAGCTGCAGTCGGTCTCGAAGGTCGACACGCTCGGCATCGTCGAGGTGCTGAAAAACGGCCTGGGCGAGTACGTGCGCGAGGTCGATCTCGTCGAGATGTCCACCCAGACCCGTGGCTGGAGCCGCTCCAGCAAGGGCGTCTTCAAGGTGTGGATGCGCGCGAACCGCGACCCCTACCGCTTCAGCGTCTACCCGCCCGCCAAGGGCGGCGAGGTCGCCAAGGTCGCCGTGATCGAGCCGCTGGCCGACATCCTGATCGCCGACATCAACGCCGAAGTCCCGATCACCAACGCGCTCCGCGCGAGCGCCGAGAACTACATCGCCGGCCGCGCGCTGGCAGTCAACACGAACGCCGCCGACATCAGCAAGGGCACCGCCCTTGTCCAGGTCGCCATGACGTTCGCAGGGGTGCAGGCGTGATGCTGATCGA